ATGGTGATGGTGTCGCCGATATCTACGGTTGCCAGGGTGTCTTTTTGGGCTGTGGTGAGCATTAGGAACTTGGTTGCCACCGACGTGTAGCGCGCTTCAGGCTCTGGGTTAAGCAGATAGGACGCTGCGGTGTCAATCTCTCCCTGCACATGAAGCAGGCTGTTTGTAATGCTTGATGTCTGAATAAAATATGTAGCAATAGAACCTGCATCGGTTGCGATTGCCGTTTTGCCATCAAGAGCTGTCAGCACCGATCTGTTGATCACAGAGTCAGCCTCAAAACTAATGCCCACGCCGTCATATTTAAAATTGGTTCCGTCGTCATGAAAATCGGCTACCGATGCAGAGAGCGTGTTGCCAATACGGTTTTGGAATGTAAGCACTCCATCGCGTGACATAAACAAACGCCCAAACTCGGCGGTGTCGTTAATTTGCGTTAGATACTGCAAAACGTTTGTTCCTGCCGGCACGGTGTATGCAGCGTCGTGGCCAAGGTTTACGGTGCCTGTGGCGATGCTTCGAGAGCCTGCTGGAAAGTCAACTTCTGGCAGATCTAGGACGGTTTCAATGCGTTCGCCCGATGTTTCGGCGGTGACGTTTAGTTCGTCTAAGTAGGTTTGCGCAAGTAGGTAAAACTGATCAGCGCAATACACGGTCACGCTGTCGAGACCTCCGAGCGCAAAATTGTAGTCATAATTGATAACGAAACCAGAAAAGATCGACTCGGGCACATCGGTTGAGCTGTAACGGATTAATCGCACTTCGCGCAATGGTGCAAGCCCTGGCTTTGCTTGCGGGGTGTCCCAATAGGGCGAGTTCTGATCAAACGGATTAAATACCCCTGTCACGTCTTGGATGGTGAATGTCATTGTGCCAGCGCTGAACTGATCGCCCACATCACGGCGACCGCGCCGCACGTTAATGCTGACAGTCGAGTCCATAACATCGGCAAATTCGGTGGTGCCGTCAAGCACATATTCGGTGTTATCTAATACACCTTTTAGCGCGTCATCAAGCACAAACGCGTCAACCTGAAACCCTGTTGCGATTTGCAGGTCATAGTTGCCTGAATCAACAACTGCCACGCCCGGCATTACGCCACCTGCAACTGCAACGGCCCAGCGGAACGCGAATAGGCGCGCAAAGCGTTAACAACCGACTCACCAATCTCTGCGCTTGTAGCAAGACCGCCTGTGACGTTTATAGTCACTCCCCCGCCACTATTTAAGCGATCTAACGGCACAACGGCTTCTGGGCCTGCCTCACCAATCAGGGCAAGAGTAGGGGAGCTGACAATTCCACCCTCGGCCATGCGCGGAATGCCACCGCGTCCAGGTGTTGGTCGTGTTGGCTCGGTACCGCCAGGAATGAGGTTTGACAAGTTTGGCAATCCTTCAAGAATGTTTGCCACGTTGCCAACAATTGGCATGGCTAGTCCGCCAAGGATTCGTGCTGCAAGACCACCAATGCTGTTAATTCGCTCAGCTGCATCTACAAGTTTGTTAAACGCAACAGCCAATCCGATTACCGCGGCTGTCGCCAAAATAAAAGGATTAGTAGCCAAAGCAATGTTTAACGCAACTACGGCGGCGGCAATTGCGCCGATGGTCATAGCAATTCGAGTAAACACTTCTGGGTTTTTTTGTGCCCAATCAGCAAACTTTTGCATATAAGGCAAAACTTCCTCAAGCACAGGCAAAAACGCAGCGCCAATTCCTTCTTTAGTTTCGGCAATTGAATTCTTAAAGATCGCCATTTTTCCTGCAGCGGTTTCAGCGTTTTTTGCTACTGCGCCACCAAAGGTTCCACCTAGCACATCCATGACTTGCTCAAGGGTTGCGCCTTCTTTAATCATTGTTGCCATTTCTGGGCTTAATGATCGCAGCGCCTTAAAGTTGCCTTGATATGCCTTGGCTAATGCATCGGCGACCGTCGTGCTGTCCATCTGTAGCGCCGTGCTGATATCCATGACAAGGTTCATGTCTTTCATGGCAAGGTCAACATCTTTGGTACCGCGCACAAGTGCCTCAAGCGATTTGCGATATTCGGTGTCAGCAATGCCAGACGCTCGAGACATTGCGCTAATTTGTTCCTCAACTTGAGCGGTCTGTGCTTTGCCCGCGCCAGTCACATTCTGCAAAGTAAGCGCTAAAGCCGCCTGCTCCTGCTGGTCTTCCATTGCTGCACGTGTAGCATCACCTAGCGCAACGGCTAAACCGCCAAGCGCCGCAGCTGCTGGGACTGCAGCCTTCTTAATAGCGAATTGCGCTTTATCCGACGTTTTTTCTAGTTGGCGAAATTGGGCAATGGCTTTTTTGACGCCCGTGTCCGTGAACTCTGAAATTATCGGGATATTAATTGCCATTACGCGGTCTCTCTGTTCGCTTCATCCATGACGCGCTTGACCAGTTGCTCCATCTCGGACATGACATCAGTTTGGCGTTGCTCGTATGCTTTCCACATTACTCGCGAACGACTGCCATAGCGTGCAGTTAGCGCGCGACCCAATGAGCCAGCCATGGACGTGTCAAACATTGTGCCGGTAGCACCCTTCCATTGAATGCTAAATGTGCCGACATTTGTAGTGTTTCCTTGGTATTCCTTGACTGCTCGAGTATTGATCTTGGCTGCAATCTTTTGCTTCATACCAGGCACCCACGGCAACAGCTGAAACCCTGACCGTGTTTTCCAATTGCGCGACATACCCGACAAAGGGACGCCACTAGGAACAAGAGCATTGGCATCGTCAATTACAGGTTTAACAATGCGTTTGTAATCCTTGGTGATTTCACGGCGCAAAGACTTGTCAATCTTGTTTAGGGTCTTTAAAGCATCCTTAAGCCCGACGACCTCAATCTTTGCCGATACTCCCGCCACGTCATCTCCGTTTTTTATTTGCCTCGTTAAGCACTTTAATGACAGTTGCCAAGTCCCGTGAGTCAAACGCAATGTCGCTAGGCCACCAACCGACCGCGACCAACACTTCTGCTAGCTGGCGGCGGTAGGTGCCGCGTCCGTAGGGTTTGGGTCGGTCTCATCCAATACGTGACTAATTTCCATTTCTGGATTTTGTTTAAGCCATTCGCTCCAAGTATCTGGCAACTGTTCCCCGCGCATTTTTAGGATGTAATACATCCAAGCGACAATGTCGCCAGTTTTGTAGTCATTTGCCAAATTGCCAACGCGACCGCGGTCGTGCTTTTCCCATTCGGTGATTACAAACAAATTTGTGTAGTAATACTCAATTGCGCTGTCAGGCGTGCGCTTTATTTGCAACTTGATTTTCATTTGTTCTCCTATGTCGGCTTGGAGCCGTTAGTTACGGTGTGACGTCAACGCTAAAAGTTCCGCCTTGAAACTCGATATCCCATTGTGACAACTCGCCAAGAGTTGCATTGATTACAGGAATTGATGCAAGGTAGGTGTCAGTCAAAATGAAGCCAGGGTTTGTTGCGCCGTCTGCAGATGCAGTTGGGTTTACTTTTACAACGCACTTAGTGCCGAGCAATGGGTACAAAGTTGCGTAAGTCTGACTTGCAGCAAATGATGCAAACACGGTCAGGGTCAAACTATTTGAAAAGAGGCCTGAGGTCATGGTGCGGGATGTCTGGCCAAATGCCGTATCTTCAAGAGCTTCCGCAGTAACCGTCAAGGTTGCTGCAACGGTGTCATCGCTAATATCCGCAATGGTGCCGATAGCAGCTCCGACTTGGACTTTTGGATTCGAGAGGTAAGTTGATGCTGGCATGTTTGCTCCTTAAGTTCTGATCTGATAGTAGATGATTTGTATTCGGTAGTTGTGGATTATGCGGTCTGGGCTTCTATCGCGCAATCAAGGTCGTAACACGGGTACAACGCGCCACCGATCTCAAGGCTTGACGGACGGCCAGCCATCAAAATAATCGGCGAGGCAAGCACGGTTGCCACGATGCTCAAGATTGATCGAAGCACCGGCAGACCTGCAGGGCCAGAGCCAATGACCTTGATCGGAAACTCAAGGCGCACAATGTTGCCGTTGCCAGCGAACGTGGTGAAGTTTGGCGCGTCAAGGTAGACGCAATTAGGTGCAAGTTTTGTTGGGTCGTTTACAACACGCAGACCAGAGACCGCGGTCAGCGTTGCTGTGACGTCATCAATCGCTTCGTTAAACAGGTCGGTGTAAGACATCAGGCAACCGCTGGACGAGGGATGCCAAGCAGCTGCTTGACGATCGGGGTCAGGTTTTGCTGTGGTGCCGAACCCATGCCGTCGAACGTGGCGTAGGTTGCCTCTATTGACCCTCTAGAGCGCCACAGAGCGGCGCAATACATCAAAGTGCCCAATGTTGCATCGCCACCTGGTGAAGTCGTTAGGGAGTCAATATACGAGGACTCCTGCCTTCTGCGATAACAGAACTGATTGCCAGCCGACACCGATTGCGTAAGCAACGTGTAATCGTCTGACGGGTTAGGAATGTTGATGCCCAAGTATGTCGCAACTTGCGCAGCTGTCACCCACGTGCAAACAGGGTCATACGAGACGGTGCCAGACGCGGCGGTGCGCTCAACATTGGTAGCGGTTTTAGCGTAAAGCACCTGATCTGCAATCGGCATCTGGTAGTCGTAAAGCAGATCGCCTTCGGTGTCAACGCCAATAAACAAATACTGTGGCAATGCGCGCACAGAGTAAGTTCCGTTAAATGTGGCGTCAACGCCTGCGACCGTGATTGACTGGCCGACTGCAATCTCGCTGGGGGTCAGGAGTTGCAGTACGGCAAAGTCATCAATCAGATACTTGTTGGTAACTGTGTATGTTGCCATGAGCGGATGCTCCGCTCTCGACTAGGCGATTGCGATTGACTTAACCTGATCGCCGTCTGCGATGAAGGTTGAGACGTAGCCGTAGTAGGAGAATGTGCGACCCAAGGTTGCAGGTACTTCTACTGACATGATTCCACGAACTTGCTCGTAGAATTCTATCGCAGATCCGCGTGCTACAACCATGGTGTTATCGGCAAATGCGCGGTCAACGACCAAGTTCAAGCCCAATGGGTTAAACGTGTTCATTTGTGTTACGCCGCCTGTGCCGAGTCCGTTGATGCCCATGAGTCCTGCTGCGCCGGTGTATGGGAAAATTGGTCGCTTGTCTCCGTCCAACTGACTGCCCATTTTTTTCCATACGTCTGGACTGACGAAAATGTGGTCAGGCAGGAAGTTGGTTGCGGTGAGGATGTCGGTTGCTGCGTCGTACAATGCTGCGATCAACGATGTTGGGTTGTCAGCTGTAACTGTCCAGGTTGAACCTGATGCGGTGTCGCCTGCGAGGATTGCGTTACATGCGACTGCGTCTGATTGCAACATGTATTGGCCTGCGAGGTCTCGCAAAATGATTTCCATTGCTGCAGGTGAAGTGAAGTCGATGTCTTGTACTGACAAAGTAACTTGACCGGCAAGCGTGGTCTTGGTAACAACATTTGACGCGATTACTGGCGTAGTTGCTGATGCTGAACCAAGTTCTGATTGTGAACCTACTGAGGTGTGGGTCGTCCAAGTTGGGCGAATCCATGTCTTTGATTGTCCGCCGTCTGGCATTGCGCGAGCGCCAACTGCCGTAACTACTGGACGGATGTAGTTCAAGTCATCAAATACTGGCCCGAGGACTGGTACTGGCAAAAGACCAGGTGTGTCCGTGGTCAGTACATCGCCTGCAGCTGCTTGAAGTGCTGACTGCTTTGAGATTGCGAACTCGCGTGCGGCTGCTGCAACATTGCGGAAAGTTTCTCCGCCAATGTGCATTGCTGCGAGGTATTCGCCTGGTGTTGGCAAATCAAATTTGCGCTTGGCCTGTGCATAAATTGGTGCAGTAGGGATGGTTGCCTCAACTGCGGTTTCGTTTACTTCGGACATTTCTGGTTTCTCCTCTACTGGGGTTACTTCTTCATTTAACACTA